AGTTTTCGATAAGTTTTTTAAGACCTCTCATTTCTGCGTAAAGTTGGTCACCTATTTCTGTTTTGATTTGTTTAGTTTTTTCCATTTTAACTTTTGCAACTACTTTATCTCTCCAATATGACTCAAAAAATTTCATATAATCACTATAAGAAGGATTGTATTTACCTGCTCTGATGAGTGTATTGCAATATGTCTTGTATGAACCACCAGCACCCTTTTGGAGTATGGTTTCTTGCACTTTCATAAACTTTTCTAAATCTTTCTTTTTTATACCATGGAATGCTTTACCTACTGCAGAAAGTTTTGAAGTAAGTGCAAGTGTTTCTTTTGCAGTGAGTGTAGAATTACCTGATACATCTTTGTATGATGCATCATCGACCCATACGTCTCTACTTCTACCTAAAGTAGAAATGTTAGCACCAAAAGATGCAGATAGGTCTTCAATTGAACTTCCAGTGTAAGTAGTGTGAAACACTATTCCCATTTTTGCATCATCAATTTCTTTTCCTAATACGGAATCTTTTTGAACTGCATATAAGATGGTATTTGGTTGGAAAGTTATAAAGTCTTCGCCGTTTATTTTTTGTGATTTTTTATCATCCGTAAACATCAAATCACCTTGCATGACATTTGACCATGATAATTTGGATAGATATTTAAAAGAGGTTAGGAACTTTTCCTGTAATTGACCTGAAAGACTTGAATCGTCCTTAATTTCTTGTTCTGTTGTGTAGAATTTAGGTTCTTTATTAAATAGTGATTTTTTTGCAACAAAGAATCTACCATCTTCAGGATGTTTGCCACAAAAAATTGCAGGAGCACCGTCCCATTTGACTGTCATGTTAACTGAAGAGTTAGAATTACCCTTCATCATATCTCGAAGACCTCGTAAGAAGTTTATAGCACCACGACCACCATCAATCCCTTGATTGATAATTTCGTCTTCAAGATGTTCTAAATGTAGATTTTTTGCACCCATAATAGTAGATTATACACCATTTTCTATGTGTTTGTCTACTATTTATGTAATTTTAGAAGGTAATCTTTAAGCAGGGTCTGCTTGCATAGTAGCGAGAGTCGCTTCTTCGGTTGCAAGTTCAGATTGTTTGTTAGAGATATATGTTGCCCAATCACCGTTAACGTCTTGTTCATAACCGACATCATACTCCATTTCAAACTTCCAGTAATCCCACATTATGTCTTTAACGTTACCGTCTGAATCAGCAACCCCTGTAAATGGTTCAGGTTCAGTCGCATAACTACCATCTGCATTAAACAATGCACCTGATGAAATAACGTTTGGGTGATTTGTTCTCCAATCTGCCCAAAATGCAGCACGAGTCCCATTCCATACTGGAACTTTATTTTTTACTCCCTGAAAATCATAAGAAACACCTTGTTTCCACTTGATGTCTTCTTTTAATTCATCTACAAGCATTTGTTGAACTGCGATTTGTTGAACTGTATATGGCATATATTTTCTCCTATATGTCTATATTTATAATTTTGGGAGTGGTTGACTACGTATTTTTGAGTCTAAATTTGTAATTTTTTTCTTTATTTTTCCACGTTCTTTTGAATCATCGACTTCCCTCAATTTCTTTTTGAGTTCGATTTTTCTTTGGATGTCCTTGATTACATCCATATGTGTTGTATTACTCATATTTTAAAGTTGTTTCAAATTCTTTTGTAGGAACTTTTTCTATAGAATAGTTTGCTGACATTGTAATTCTTTCTTCATCACTAGTATAATAAGGATATACGTAATGCATTAATGATGCTGGAAATAATAACATAGACCCCTCAAAAGTCTTGTCAACATGTAGATGACATGTTTGTAGTTCACCTGTTATGCTTGTTGTGTTTATACCAAAACAACTATTCAAATTTAACTGTCTCTGATTATTAAATTCTTCTCCTAAAAAATAATTTGATAAATCCACATTTGGTTCATTATAGGGAGGAAAGGTTGTTTCTTCTATATCTTTGTCGTATGGTATTTTTACAAATATAACTATACTAAATGAACCACTATGTCGATGTGCTGGATTGAATTCATGTTTCTTTTGATAATTAATCCATATACTATCTTGTTTCCATCTTTTTACTAAACCATCTTTACCTTCAGACATCAAAGAATCATAATCTAAACGTGGATTTTTAGTTTTAAACCATAAATCTATGGATGGTGTGAAGGGCATAAATTCATGTGGATTAGGTAAAGAAAACCCATGAACGGTATAATATTCTCTAATCAAGATATTTACAAAGTCTCTAATTCCATGTCTTATTTCTGTATCTACAACTGAAAATTCTTCTTGTAGATGACCTGCTAATTTAGAATTGTAGTCTTCTGTTCCTTCTTCTCTCTTGTCAACCAGTTCAGTTAATATTCTTTGATACAACTTATGTGGAAGTTGAGCATGTAATATACCTGAGTTTGGTGGACTTATTGATTGACTAATCATATCTTCAAATCACTAAATTTATCTTTTCCTCTATCAAAGACTGGAACATCATCGTTATAAGTTACTGCATTATCAATCAGTTCTTCTTGTGCTTCTTGTTCACAATCATAGAGTTTCATTCTACTTCTATCGATTCCAATAACAAACCTTTTGAATATGGTTGGGTCATTGTATCGATTCTTTAACTGTTTGACTACCAACTGGTCTAGTTCTTCTAGTTCATCAGAAGTAATCAATGCAAACATAAAGTCAGCAGTAGCAGGTAGACCGAAGGATTCTGAAGTGTCGGTTAGGTCAATATCTGTAGAACCATAACCACTTCTTGTTGTTTGTGTTGCACTTACAATAGGAACATCATATTCAACTGCGAGTCCTCTTAGTTCTTCTGCAATACTCTTGACCAATGTGTATGAATTTGCACCTTGGCCTGGTCTTACTCTATGACTTGCACATATATTTAGGTAGTCAATAAAAATCATATCAGGTTTAAAGTCCTTTTTGATATCTAACTCTTGTAATAGGTGTCTGAAGTGTCCTACGTGTGCTGATGCAGTAGGATACTCTTTGATGATAAGTTTACCTTTAGTTTTGTCTTTGAGTTTGTCAATCTTCTTGTCATACATTTTCTTAGACAAATCAGGTAGTTCTTTCATAGGAACGTTCATAACATTCGCATCAATACGTTCTGCAATTCTTTCTTCTGACATTTCAAGTGTAATGTATAATACATTCTTGTTCATCATCAATGCACTTGCGGCCATGTGACACATAAACAATGATTTACCTACACCAGTTCCAGCAAGACAAATATTGAGTGTCTTGTTTGGTAATCCACCTTTAGTAATCTTGTTGAAGTATTCTAGGTCAAACGGAATCTTCTCTTCTTCCGTATGATAGAATTCAAATCGTGCATCGGCATCATCCAACTGGTCATGACCAATGTGAGTGTCAAAAGACACGGAAAGTGCATCCTTTAATAGTTCAGGTATTTCTCCCTTAGAACGTTTTGACTTTTCATCTAAGACTCCTATTGAGTCCATGACTGCAATATAGATTGCTCTATCTTTGCACCATTTCTCAGTCTCGTCAATCAACCAATCGGTTTGTGACTCCTCTGTAGATGAACCTATCTCCTGTAGAATTTTTTTAGTATTATTGACAACATTGTCACCGAGTTTGGTGTTGTTATCAATATTGATGAGAAGTGCTTCTACACTTGGAGATTTCGTGTATTTGTCGAAGTAATTCTTTACTTCGTTGAATACAGTCTGTTCGTCCAGTTCACTGAAATACTCTTCCTTGATAAAAGGAATTACTTTCCGTGTAAATGATTCATTACGAATCAGATTCTTCAGTATCGTTGTCTCTAGTCTTGCTTCCATATTTAAAGTATTCTTGTGCATGAGTTTCTAATGATTCCATCACCTCAGGTGTGAAATATTTTTCAGGGTTGTTGTTAATGGTTTTACCAAATTCAGTTTTACCATTTGGTAGTTTCACTCTTGTAGATGATTTCTCAAATACTCCGAATGCGAGTGCCATGTCTAACAGACCATAGTATCTGTCAAGTCCTTTATCATATGATAATCTGACATCAACAATTCTATTCTCAACTGTTAACCTTGACTTTGCATTCTTACAATGAATGATATTACCAACAACTTCTGTTCCTTCTTTTTCTTTCTTCTTTGAAAGATATACGATTGATGATGCAGCATACTTCAATCCTGAACCACCACCCATTTCTTTCTGAGGGAACATTGAACCAATCACATCATACGTGTGGTTCGTTACTATCATCGGAACTCCTGCTCTACCTAACTTTAGGGTCAAGACACGGAATGCACCTTTGACAATCTGAGCACGAGTCATATCACGTGTCTCTTTACCATCTGCAGTATCTTCGATTTCTTTGGTTGTAGATAACATACCAAGTGAATCCAAGACAAACATCATAGGTGGTCTATCGTCTTCAGGTGTTTCTAGATATCTATCAAGAATATTGATAGATTGAGTTCTGAATTCTTGAACAGTCACAACTGGAACAATAATCATTCTTGAGGAATCAATACCTCTTGATTCAATCATGTCTTTTGTGATTGCAGATTCAGATTCGAAATACATCACTGCAGCCTCAGGATTATCATCCAAGAACTGTTTAACCATTCCTAATGCAAAGAATGTTTTACCAGTTGCAGATTCACCAGCAATTGCAGTAATTTTGTTTTTGGGAAGTCCACCGTATAGTGAACCACTGAGTAATGCATTGAAGATGTAAGAACCCGAATCGATGAACGAGTCTACGTCTCCTGCTGCAACTCCATCAGATACGATACCAGCGTATTCGTTACCCGATGCTTTTACTAAGTCTTTTATTATTGACATAACACTTCTCCATAATGTATATCATACCATTATAAAGTATTATGTGGGATTTGTAAAGGGGGTTTTTATTCTTCTTCTTTGTATTGGTCACACATTTTTCCATCAAATTTGATGTGTTCTTCCATCATCTTTTTAATTTGATTGATTTGTGCTTCCATCATAATCAATACACCGACAATTCCACCGATTGATAATATATAAAATAAATCGATGATATGAATCTTCATGATACTTTATCGATGTCCTTCTGAGTGACTAATCCACTTTCCATAACAAACTTTCTGTTATCTAAGTGTTGTTGTTCTACTAAGTCTTTATTTTCACCACTGTATTTAACTGCATGATGGTCTTCAATCATTTGGTCGTTGACATTGATTTCCGTTTCAAATACGGGATGACCTTCTGCATGGTGGGCAATAAGAGTTCCTAGGATACGTCCAAACTTACCCTTATCGTGTGAGATTAATGATATTGATTCTGCTTGTTCTAATAAACCTTTGAGGTGTTTCTTAGATGCTTTACCGAATAGTTTCTCTACCTTGTCTCTAGTTCTAGATTCAGGCGTGTCGATTCCGACCATTCTGACTCTTTGTTTTTTGAGAACTGTTGAGAAACCCAAGTCGATATCTACATCGACTGTATCGCCATCAACCACTTTTACCACTGTTACTTTATACTGATACATGTTTTTATTTATAGTTCTCTAAATTGCACTGAAACTCCACATCCACAAGATGACTCTTCGTTTGGATTCAGAAACTTAAAGAACTCGTTTAGTCCTTCTTGCACCCAATCAAGTGTCATTCCTTCAAGATAAGGTTTACTTACTGGGTCTACGAGAAAACTAAATTTACCATAGTCGATTACTTCGTCTGTAGTGTTAGGAAGTGTTTCACTTCTGAATAGGTATTCGTATCCAGCACAACCTCCTCCCGTGACACCAAGTCTTACAAACTCAACGTCTTTTTCGATTAACTTTTGAACTGCTTTATCTGTTGCTTCAATCATTTTAAACCTCTATGTATCTATGCGATTGGGGTGCTGTTAAACATTGCGAATAATATTTCATTAAGTATTTATGTTCGGGACTATCGGGAACAATACCATAAGCGTATTCTTCTATAATTGGTGAATCATTTGGGACTGGATATTGAACTGTAGAAAAATCATTATCTGCAATAATCGGATACGGTCTATATTCTTCTAACCATGGATATGTTTTTTTATCCATCCATAAATCATTTGGAGTCAAAACTCTTTCTCTAACATCTTGACAAAAGATTTCTGCAGCTTCAGGTTGAATTGCATATGCATGATGTCCAAAAAAGTTTACCTGTTGTAAAGGTTGAAGACCATCTTTTGGTTCTTCATATACCATATGTTTTGGTCTGATATAACTTGGTCTTCCAAAATTTACGCACATTTTAAAATCTATATTAGGTATATTATCCACAAAGATTGCATCATGTTCTAATATTAGAATTGGTTCTCCCAAGTCGATACAAGTTTCCCATAAAAGATAATGTGATGCAAAACAAGCACCAACATTATCGGGTCTTGGATAATCATCAAAGGTATTCTTGTAAGGTAATATGTGTTTCCAGCCGTTAGGTAATACTGCATGAAACTTTTCAATCGGTGCATTGTATCCTACTTTCTCTGCAGATTCTATTGTTTGATTTGCTGAATTTACTGAGTCTTGGTTATGACTTAACGTGATTATAAAAGTGTTCATCTGCATCTAACTCCCTGTAATTTTCCAAATCTATATTATCTTTAATTTTTATTGTATCTCCCGATTGAACAAATGTAAATGTCTCATCTACTTCAACACAATATGGTTTGTAATATTGCATGAAAGGAAAGTGATTGCAATTTAAAAACCAATCAGCACATTCTAATGGTTCACATTCATCACTTCTGAGATATTTCATTATCTCTTGAGCAGCACTTGGTTTCATTTGATATCCATGATTACCTAAGAATCCTCCCCACCAAACATCATTGACTCCAGTATTCGTATCATTATCTACACCGTATGCCTCTCGACCCCATGTCGGATTACCATGAGTGATAACTCCTTTGTATTCTATATTGGGTAGAGGTCTTACCATAATTGCATCATGTTCTAAAATAAAGAATTCTTCTTCTTGTAATGCACATCTAGACCACAACATTAAATGTGATGCAAAAACAGCTGCAACTGCATCAGGTCTAGGTTGAGTTTCAAAAGTATTCTCTACATTTTTACCTATAATTGTATTAATCAAATTTAATGGATTATCTTTAGGTGTAAATGCTGGAACTATTTCAGGTCTGATTCCATATTTCAAACATGAATCGTAACACCTATGTGCAAGTTCCATCGCCTCAGGATGATGGGTAACTGTAATTATAAAAGTTTTCATGCAAAAAAACTATCCAATGATGCAACTGGTTCTACGTTCCAGTTTATTTTCTCTACGATGACTTTGAGTGGTTCAACAAACGACTTGTCAAATTGCATATCATAGTCTACAAATCTATGTAGGTCAAACTCACGAGGTAATACTGATTCAAACGAAATCACATTCTCATTGATTGGATTAGGCAGTGTAAGATAAGTGAAGTGTATCTTTTCTCCATTTTTAATTAATTCATATCTCATGTCAAGTTCTTTTTTCTTGAGGAAATGATTATATAATAGAGAACCTCTGACATGAATAGGTGTTCCTTTAGTATAAATTGAAGATGAGTCTGCATATTGAGGAAGATTTCTACATCCACGAGGAAATGCGACTTCTTCTACTGGAAGGTTTCTGAATTCTTTTCTTGCAGTTTCTACGAACTCCCATAGTTCTTTTTCACCTTGGTTCATTACAACTTTCAATGCCTGTTCAAGTTTGTTTCTGACCCATTGAGGTGTAGAAGACTTTGCAGTTTCGATACCCATCATTTTGAGTTTGGGTTCTGCGAGTCTTACACCTTCGTTATCATATACATTTAGAATGTATCTTTTCTTTGCAGTCCAAATACCTCTATCTGCAATCACCTCACGACCCATTTCCATTTTCTGTTGGAATGCATTCGTGTATTGTGCAAGATTCACAAATCCTTTCTCCAAAGCATCTTCGATTTGTTTTTCTGCTTTGGATAAGAAATCAATAATTTTGTTTTTTGGAGTGTCTTCGGGAAACACTTGTGACACTAGTTTGTCCATTGTAATGTAAACTGAATCAGTATCAATTGCAATCACATAATCTTCATCCGTCTTTAAAACTTTGTTTAGATATTCGTTTACAACTTTCTCTGCATGTTGAATCACATATTGACCACTGAGTGTAATCGCCTCTGCAAGGTCAATAGAAAAGAATGCAAAGTATTGATTTGCAAGAGCACCATAAGCAGAGTTTAGTGCAATCTTACGAACCTGTTGATTATTATATGAACGTTTGATAAGTGTATCAAGTTCCTTTTTACGTTTTGCATCCGTGCAAGTTTCTTTTTCCTTCTGATACTCAATCATTCTTTTTTTCCACATCTTACGTTCATCATAAAACTTTTCCATGAGTTCAGGAAGGAATCCTTGTTTGTCACGTTTGAACATGACTCCGTTAGGTGTTACTGTATTATTACACTGATGGACATAAGATAAATCACACTCTTGATTGAGCAGACGTTTTACACTTGTATCCTGTCTTTGTCCAGTAATCATTTTCTCAGGTGAAATATTGAACTGCATAATCAAGTGTGGATATAGAGAGTTGAGGTCAAAAGACATAACCCAATTATGACCACCGACTTGTGGTTCTTTAACATATGCACCAGCAATAGGTTTCATTTTGTCATTACCAGTTCTTAATCTTGGTGGTGGTGTTTGGATACCTTGGTCTTTCAAGAAGTTGTAGATAATAGTTTCCCAATACTTCACCATTCCAAACACATCAGAATAATTACACTTGGCATTATATGCCATGGTTTGTGTTAGTTCGATGAACCCGAGTTTCTCTTCGAGTTGTTCTACAAGTAATACGTCTTTGACATTATATTCCAAGAACTTTGCATAGTCCTGTTTGTAAAGCATATGCAATGAACCATATTCAGAATAATCTAATTTACCTGTTCCTAGTTCTACTTGTGCAATGTGTTCTAGTTTATAGGATTCTTGATTGACGAATGTGTGTTTACGATACAAGTCAAGATAGTCAAGAACATTTACACCATGTAGAGTGTAAATCATTTGTTTTTGATAACCGTATGCTGTGAACTCTCTGACATCTGACATATTCCACGGTGAAAGTTTCTTATGTTCACCCTCACCAAACAATCTGTCGATACGATTACAAAGATATGTGATATCAAAACTGTTTACATTCCAACCAGTAATAATATCAAAGTTTTCCTTTCTCCAATAGTTTACAAATTGTGTAAGTAGTGTTGCCTCATCTTTACAGTTGTGATATACAATATCAGTTTTACCATGTTCCCATGCACCAATACCAAATACATGTGCATCTTTACCGTAAGGTTTGATACAGATTGCATTGACTTTTTCGCCTGCAAGCATAGGTTCAGGGAATCCATCTTCACACTCACACTCAATATCAAGTGTTGCAACTTTTGGTAAAGTGTGGTCGAACTCAATGTCGCCTGGGAATTTATCTGCGATGTAAGTGTAAACCCATCTGTCATATCCATGGATTTCAAATCCTTCTACACCTGTATATCTCTCTTTGAATTTCTTTGCACCACCCATAGAATTGAGATTGACAATCTCGAGTGGTCTTCCATCTAGTGAACGATAAGGAGTGTCTCCTTTCTTTGATGGGATGTATAAGTTGGGTCGGTAGGAGACAGCAAGTTTCTTCTGTTTCCCATTCTGATAACCACGGACAAGGATTTTGTCTCGGGTGCGAGTGACGTTTGTGTAAAAATCCATACTGTAATAATACTACAGTAGGTCTATTCTGTCAAGGTCTTTTGTGGTCTATTGTTTAATAAATCTTGAACTGCTTCAAACTTTTCTTTTGCGTTTGCATACTTCTCAACTTGAGTGTCAAGTGCTTGTGCAATGTCGGGATGTTCACCGATACCAGCAGGATTGTTTTGATATACGTTGATATTCGCCATTGCGATATCCATTTCACCTTGATATTGACTTTGTAATGCTTTTAATAAACTTTCTCTACTCATTTTCTATTCCCTGTTGATACTTTGTAATTAGTCTCTAAGTTTGGTCTTGCTTCAAAGACTGTAATTACAGAACTCTTTCTAATCTTAAATACGTGGTCTTTTGCGAAAGGTAACCACGGTGCAAGTTGAACTTCCATCCTACCTTCTATAATGTCTACAATACATTCACGTGCTTCTTCGATGATGATTTCTGTCCCGAGTTTATTTTCTGAAAAGAAACCCATGACGACTTCACCACCGATTAATTTAACACATCTGATTGGTTTAGACACTTCTGACAATCTCTTGTAATTCTACTGACCTTCTACCTACTTGTTTGAACCAGCGTGAATCTTCCATTTCGACTGCAACCTTTTCCCAATCATTTTCAATAACACCTTTCCACATGTTATTAAACTTTCCGAATCTAGTTCCACCTAGATTAAAAGTCATGTTAATTAATACGTGTTGAATGTCTTCAGGCAGACTGTAAAAATCTTCTCCACCTTTTGATTCATATACATGAATACATTCTTCTACGTGTTTGTCAAAGTCGATATCATAAACTTCATCGACTCTCTCTTGTGAAACTGGGGTTCCTTCAGGTTGACCATACTCAGGGTCATCTTCTTTAACTAGGTGTCCAACACCAAAAGTTAAATAACCTAGTGAATCTTTGTAGATTTCTAAGACTTCGCCTTCGTGTCTCTTAATCTGTTCCTTCAATACTTCTCTGTTCATTATCTTTATTTTCCTTTTCGATTTGTTGGGTAATAAGTTCAACAAGAATATCACCCATGATTTGATTAAGTTCTTCATCTTTATTTAGTTCATCAATGTCTCCACCTTCTGTTGGTCTAACGATATTTCTTTGGAAATTTAACTCAGGTTTTCCATCAACAAACTCTACCTTTCCGTAAGTGAATACTAATCCTGTATATGGTTCTTCAAGTAATTCTATACCTGCCATATCTAGTTTTGAATTCTCTACGATGCGATATGCACCTCTATTAAATAACTCAGTCATAAAATTCGTCCAGTGTTCTAGTGTGAGAAGATTTATAAGCATCTTTCCATCTATACTTATATTCTTTAATTCTTCCAATACCTTCCCGTTCTGCATATCCTTTGAGATATACAAACTCAGGAAACTTCTTTAGTAATTTTTCATGTTCTTTATTGTGGAATTCTGCATCACGAAATGTGGAACAACCACCTTCTTGCCAGTATTTTGGTTCACATGCATATAAATCTGTTCTTCTGTTCTTAAAACCTCTTGTAAGGAACTCTAATGTATACAGAGAGTCTTCTCCAACCTTTACGTATGTCCAGTCCACTTCATCAAAGAAGGTTTGTATCTTCTCACCATCTAACATGTTAACACCATAACAGTCTGTCAATTCTTTATATAACACACCTTCAGGTGGTAAGGTTGCTGACCTGTTTGATGCCTGTATCACATTATCATTGTCCATCCAATCATTGAACCACTCATACATATCATCAAAGTCTTCTGCAGTCATGGTTCTTTTTGAACCTTCCATATCAGATGGAAGACCAAAGTATTTTCCATTCCTACGTTTAAAAATACAATCATCATCATACATGGAAAATCTTTTCTTTCCAGCATGTTTTATAATTTCGTATCTAGTTTTTGCAATCCCAATATCATTTCCAACAACTAAGTATTCGACATCATGTTTATGTAAGTGTCGTTCCTGTTCTTGAACTACAAGAATTGTTTTCTCCTTATACTTGTCGGGTAGACCTTCAAATGTTATCTGTTGGTCTACCCTTCTAAAAGTCGGAATGTATATTCTATGCAACGATAGTGTTCTCCTCATACATTGGCAAGTCTTTGAAATATAATGTGACACCCAACCCTTCTAAGAATGTTGATAACATTTTATAGTTTAATGACTGGTCTTTGGTCATCCATTTTTTGTAATATGTATCATCAGGGTGTCTCATGAAAATTTTCAATACTGTCTTTGGACTTTCACCTACTGATTTTTTATATTCAATGTGGTTGTAAACGTGCCATAATATTCTATCAGTTCTGAAATATCCTGATGACTCACATAACACCATACTTTCACTATCTTTAGCATCATCAAGTATTGATTCTAATCTAGAATCATATGGTGCAGCAGTCCAATCAATTTTTAACTTACCACTTGCAAGTGCAAGTTCTTCTTCAATTTTAACTTGTGCTTTCTTTTGTATTGCAGTAGCTTTCTTAGAAGTCCAACCTAAGTCCATCAATATTTCTTTGTTTGATTTATCAGTAGCAGGAGTTCCTAAATCTAAGTAAGTGTCGACTAACTGTTTGATTGAATCTTTTTCATTCAATTCTTCAACAGGCATTTCTTTTCTTTTATTTAATAAGTTCGCAAGATGTCTAATTTCTGCTGTGTTCAACTGACCCCAAACTGATTTTGGAATTGACCTTACATTAATATCAACACCATGTTTTGATTTCTTGATACCATAAACAGAGTGGTTACCATCAATTCTCAATCTTGTGAATACAGCACTCTCACCTTTTTTATAGTCTTCTAAAACTGTAGTAAAGAAGTTATCAGTGTTTCCTAAATTATCGTCAACCTTTTGAGCAATAGTAGTTTGGTGACCTGATATGTCTTCTAGTCTAACTTGGAGTCTTTCAATTTCAACTAAATCATCTACCAATTCTTTACCAATATCAAACTCACCATCCATAATTCTTTGATAGATTTCATTGACTAATTCTCTTCTTACTGTTTTATATTTTGGAGAACCGTTTGATTTGTTGTAATATAATGGATTGTTTTTAGCATTGACACTTGATAACATATCATATTCCCTTGATGTCATAGTATCGTAATTACCAAACTCTAATATCTCATATCTGAATTGACCATCAATTCTCAATAGTTCTAAAAATTCTTTATCAGTTGTAGATGTCCAATAACCATCGCCCCATTCACCTTTGTGAACACCGATGTATATTTTGTTGTTATCTAAATTTGTGAATTTGTATAAGAAACCTTCATAGTCCTTTGGTTCTGGCACTATGACTGTTTCGACTATCGTTTTTGGTAATTTCATTGTGTCTCCTTTAAGTTATTACTCTATAAGTATACATTTAATTGATACCCATTGTCAAGTAGTTTGAGAATAAATTATAGTATTCATCCTCTGATAAAAGAACCTTTTTATAGTTATTTCTAAACTCTTCAAGTTTCTCTTCTCTAAAAGAGTCGTCTCTCAACTGCAACGACTTCTCTAAAAACTCTTCGAATGTATGGACTCTTTGCCATTCATCAATATTATAAGTGTTATTACAATCGTAGTTTCTCCAAACAAATGGAATAATACCTACAGATAATGCCTCAGGATATCTAGAAGTAGTTGCAGTTTCATCTAACCAGTTGAAACATAGTGTGCAACGTGTAACTTCTAATAGTGGATATAGTTCTTTCCAGTCCTTAATCCATTTAGATTTTCTCTCTACACCTGATGGCATTCCACCTATTAGTTGACATGAGAGGTCACTTCGATAGATTTGTCTAATCGTTTTTTTTTCTGTCATGTCCGTGTTTCATTCTACCCCAATAACCAAAATCAATTGTCTTTTCAGTTCCAATCATTTCTGCGAGAGGATTTTTAAGTGTTTGTATAAAATGATATTTCATTCCATGTATGTTTCCACTGAAATCAATCTCATCTATTGTGGTGAATGATTTTAAATTTACACCTTTGAATGTTTCGTTACGATATAACTCTTCCGTGTCAGCACGGTCTGACCTAAACATAACAACTCTTTTACCTTCAAAGAATGGTTTGATTGTATCAATATGTGATTGTGACTTTGCAAGGTCTTTAGGGTTCATCTGTAATTCACCATGATATCTAAATTCAGAATCAGATGGTATTACTATCACGTCTGCCCATTCTATAGTTTCGGGTGTTCTTTTTGGTCTTGCACTTGAGAATGAAACATTATAAGTGTCATATCTATGTTGAGGGTTGTCCCTCATGAATCTCACATAGTTCTCAAAAAAACTATCCAAGACAGTCTCAAGTGGGCCTTGATATTGAACATTTGAACGTAGTCTTGCAATAGTTATATTCATAATAAATTGGAGCGGGTATTCAGAATCGAACTGAAATCATTGGGTTGGAAACCCAAGGTAATAACCTTTATACGATACCCGCTTTGTTTCTCAAATTAGTTGTGGAGAAGGAATGTTGTCTATTTGTATAATAGATTTCATGTAATCCTTTTCCAGTAAAATCTCTATCCACATAATCTTCACCTACGAATCTTATATGGAACTCTGTTGACTCTATTAAGTCAAGTAAACTTTGTTCAGTGTCATATGGTAGAATCTCATCTATGTATTTAACTGCTCTGAGTTGTATGTATCTTTCATACACTGATTGCACTGGTTGATTCTTTTCTTGTCTGTCAATTGAAGGGTCTGTTTGTAATCCCACAATTAAGTAATCACAATTTTGTTTTGCTTCTTTCAACATTACAATATGACCAGCATGAAGAAGGTCAAATGCACCACATGTAAATCCTATTCTCATCTTATAATATCTATTGAGTTCATAGTGTTTTGATTCCACACTTCTAACTCTGTTCTTAATCTTCCCTGTTGTTTAATGTTCTCGTATCTTTTGGTTGCATTCTTTTTCCACCATGCGATAACATTATCAAATTCAAATCTATCAAAGTTTACATGTTTATTTAGCGTTTCTGTTTTACCCAATAATACGTCTCTAGTGTTTGAGTATCCATATTCACCCATGTAAAATCTTTTCTGAGTCGTCACATCACCTGCTTTTGCAATCTCTTTAGAAAACAATTCATACGCTTTTTGGTCATGTTTCTTCAAACTATTTTTGATGATACCAACCATCTTAGTTTGCATTTTTAGTTTACGTGATGAAGCATCTTTCTTAATTAAGTCTTCACCATTGTTTTTTGCAGTAAACCAATCTCTCATTTCAAAGTAAATCTCTTCACCAAGTGTAAGTAAGAATTTACTTTGAGTGTCACCTTTGTATCTTAGGAACGGTCTCATTCCATCATACATACTTGCACCTTTGATATTACCATACAAAGAAGTTGTTTCAAATAAACAAAACTCTGTATCGTATTTCTCATTCAACATTCTACGACTTTCATGTGAACAACATATCGCAGCAAGTAATTTACCACCAAGATAATTAAATCCAAACGGTTGAACTGGGACAATGTTGAATCCCATGATTGCACGTTTGTTGAAGATATCCAAATCAGGAACATCACCAAGATAATCATTACGTGGTTTTGAGTTAATCAGTGGTGAACCAAATCTAATAAACCCACAAACTGTATTCGTGTTTGTTTCTTTAACGACAAGTTTCATAGTCTTGCCTGGGTTCTCATCAGGTGAGAACGATGCAGTTTTTTCTAACATTGCATTAAATGTTTCTGCTGGAATTTGTTGTAACTTGAAAGACATATCTTGAGGATGCATGTCATAGTTTTGAAACATATCATCCTCAAGACCAAATCCGAACAGAGGGGCAGGAATATCTTTAACTCTTTCTATCTTCCTTGCACGGAAGTAGTCGTCTATCCTATTGAAGTTTTTGAAGTATTCAATAAGTTTAGTCGCTGCAAAGATTGAATCTGCCTTATCTAGTATCATTACAAATTCGCAAGAACGTTTTCAGGTGTTGATACTTCATATGGGTCTGTATCGATATTGTCACCGAATCCTTCTTCTACGAAGAGTTGTTCAATAACATTATCATTTACTACCATCGCATATCTCCAAGACCTAATCCCGAAACCGAGATTTGCCTTTTGAACACTTGCACCCATACCTTCTGTAAACTCTCCGTTTCCATCAGGAAGTGGATACACTTCTTGCACATTTTGTGCTTCAAACCATGCGTTCATAACGAATGAATCGTTTACTGATAAACAGTAAATCTCATCAATACCTTTTTCATTGAACTCTCCGAATTTTTCATCGAATCCAGGCAATTGATAAGTAGAACACGTTGGTGTGAATGCTCCTGGCAATGAGAACACAATTACTCTCTTACCAGCGAACTGTTCTGCAGTCTGCAATTGTTTGAACTCACCATCAACTCTGATGGGAAGAACAACGTTTGGGACTGTATCACCTATGTTTAACATAATATAATTCTCCTTTATATAAAGATACACCCATTATACAATATAACGGGTGTATCGTAAAGGGGATTTTCTATTTAATTTTAATAGAAACTGGTTTATCCTCTTCAGGGATAACTCTTACCAGTTTGACATGTAGAATACCATCTTTCATGTCGGCACCACTGACTTCAACATCGTCTGCAAGTGTAAAACTTCTTTTGAATGCTCTTGATGCAAGTCCTTTGTGGACAAAATCTTTTGAGTCATCATCAATTTTACCTTCGATAGTTAAGACATTTCTTTCTTTAGTGATTTCAATATCTTTCTTACCAAAACCAGCAACTGCAAGTTCAATACAAAAGTTCTCTGCATCTTCCTTTACAATGTTGTAAGGTGGGTAGTTAGTTTGAGTGTGACTTGTTAGTCTTTCGAGGTCTTCGAAATACCTATCAAATCCAATTGTGAGTGGTCTGAATTGACCAAATATATCTAAGTGAGTCATAATTTCTCCTTTATTAAGCAAGTTTATATTCCTAACCTCTTATGAGCATTAGGTGTAGTCGAGAACCGAGCACTTTTGAAGATAGTTTTCCCGAAGGTCATACCCGTGCTCTTTTGAAGTTCTCTCCTACTATTATTATATAGGGTCTTTTATGATTTTTTCAAGGGGTTTTTTAAAAAAAAGTTATCTTTTTTCACATCTATTTTTTGCTCTTGAAATTACGTTTAGATTATTACCTATGACCAATACCATAAATCTATTGGTTGAACGAATCGATGCGGCGTTCAAATTACCGTGTTTTCTATCGTATTCTAGTGCTGGTGTTAATAATCCTACTTTGTAGAAAAATAACCTTTCAGGTGTTGGGTTCTCACCAAATAATGGATTTGCTTCTTTAACACAATCGTATTTTAAACCATGGATTGTTGACCAAACATCTAGAAATTGTAATGTGGTAAAAACTACCCAATCACCTGTAGTAGGTGGGTCAATCAGTTCCCATTGGTGTGTATATTCGAACCTTTTCGGATTTACCTTTAACAAGTATTCTGTCGACTTCAGTAAATGCTCTTGATGGACACTGTTGATAAGTTCGTTCCGATAACAACACGTCCACCCCATCATAATTCCTTGTTTGTCCCTCGAGTCTAGCACCAAGGTTGACGGCGTCTCCAATGACGGAATAGTCAAATCTAACTTCTGACCCCATGTTTCCAACGATGCACTCACCTGTAGAGATA